CGCCGGTTGGACGATTGAAGAGGGTTGGCGGTTGTGGGAAGCCGCATACGAATCGTGTGTTGATGACTGAACTGGGAGGACCTGATGGCGATAGCCACCCTCGCCGAGGCCCGCGCCCAGTTACAGATCCTTGACACCGACGTCACCCAAGATGTCGTCATCCAGGCCTATTTGGATGCGACTGTCCCGGTGATTGAGGAGAAGCTAGGCAAGGCTGTTGACCAGCGGACAGTCACCGAAGATTACGACCTGTCCGATCCGCAGCTAGCCGCCACTTACGCCGCCGGGTTCCGGTGGACGAACACGCTGTACCTACGGACTCGACCGGTTATCTCCCTCACCTCAATCACGAACGTCAACAACGGTTTCACGTGGACGGTCGGTAATCTGCGGGTCCGCGGCGTCGACGGGCGTATACGGGTCATGACCGGGGCAGGGTTGTACGGCTACCTGTCGATCGTTTATGTGGTCGGGATGAATCCGGTCCCGGCGAACTACAAGCAGGCGCAGCTGATCACCCTTCAGGATGTATGGGAGTCCCGCCGCGGTATCGGCAATGTGCAGTCCGGGGTTATGGGCATCGGGGAGCAGATCAGTTTGCAGTCCATTGATCTGCCACCGAAAGCCCTAATGCTGCTGGGTCGACCGGATCCGGGTGGCCCGTAGATGGCTTGGGCGTCTACTTACCCGGCGGCGAAGGCGAAACTGATCGCCCTGTGGAGCGCAGCGGTCACGCAGCCCATCATCAACGGTCCCGTGGTCGGTGTCGGGCAGGATGCCGTCGGAACGGTTGGCTTCCAGGATGAGAACAACCCCATCACAGCCGAAATCGACTGGACCCAAGAAGGCGCAGCACCGACCCCGACCCGGGAGCAATATCTGATCTACTGCTCAGCTGGCATCAACTGGGGCTCCGCTACTGCTGCTGTTATTCCCGACGCCGAAGCCGCCGTGTTCGGACTCTTCAACGCACTGGCTGGGGTACTGGGACCGGATATCACCCTCGGCACAGCCGGGGTCATGAACGCCCGGGCTGAACGCGGGCAGCTTTACGAATCGCAGGGCGGGGACGGTCTCACCGTGATCCTCAAATTCAGCGTCGCCATCGATGCATTCACCACCGTATGAAAGGGCCTTCTCATGGCATTACTCACACCGCAGCCCATCACCCAGACCGGCCCGGCGACCACATACACCGCGGTTAACGCGTCCGATACGTTCGTCCCCAGTGATCGCACGTTCCTCGACATCAAAACCACCGGCACAACGATCACCGTGACCGTCGCCAGCCCATCCACGGTCACCTGCAACATGGGTATCGCCGGTGCAGGCCACAACCTGGTGCTGTCTGCGACCGGCACCGCCCAATACAAGCTGGGCCCGCTTGGCGCGGCCCGGTTCGCGGACCCGGTCACAGGGTTGGCGACGGTGACATATTCCCCGACGACCGGCTGCACCGCAGCGCTGGTCACGTTCTAAGGACCCGATCAATGACGGATCCGAGCGAAATGATTTGGGCGGACAACCCCAACCTGCCCGGGCAACGTATCTACACCCCCCGCGGATCGTTGGCTCAACTCGCTGCGAGTGGTTGGGTTGAAGGTGAACCCGAGCCGCCGGTGACAGCCGCCGACCTGGAAGCCGCCGAAGAACCAGTCGACGACGAGGCCGACGCCGACTACAGCAGCTGGCTGAAAGCTGACCTGATCGCTGAAGCCGAAGCGCGTGGATTGGACACCAGCGGCACCAAAGACGATCTAATCGCCCGCCTCGACGGCAACGACGTCACCGCAACCGAACCCGAACAACCCGCCGACGCCTAACCCGTTTTCTCGTCCCGCAGCCCCGACAGTCGTCGGGGTTTTTTCATGCCCGAAAGCCGCCTGTAGGAGACCTCGATGGCTGCACCTGCACTAGCCGCAACCTCCCGCTACGTCGCCCCATCCAAGCGCAAGTATTACTGGGTGCCGGCCATCGCCAACACGTCCGCACCCTCCGCCGCCGAACTGAACGCCGGCACCGACCTATCCGGGCAAGTCAACGACGCCAAAGGCTGGACCGTCACATCCAACCTCGTAGAGGCACCGGACTTCTCAAGCCGGTTCGTCCCGAAGATCGCCGGGAAGATTCAGGCCGACGACTCGTCCCTCATGCTGTACATGTCGTCCACATCAGCGGATGTGCGGTCGTTGCTGGTGCGTGACCTCGCCGGGTTCATCGTGATCTTCCTGGAAGGCATCGTCGCCGGCATGAAAATGGACGTCTTTACCGTCGTCGTGTCCGCGGCGTCGAAGCAGCAGGACGGTGTGGACACCCCGGCGATGATCGAAATCCAGTTCGGCATCACCGCCGTCCCGGTTCTCGATGTGACGGTTCCAGCCGGTCTGTAATGGCTGAGACGTTCGAAATCACCGGCGGTAAAGAACTCGAAGCACTGGCCGGACGTTTGGCTCGGGTGCCCGCGGCAGCGCGGACACAACTGCGGACACGGATGCACGCCGTGGGGGCTCCGATGAAATCATCGGTACAGACCCATGCCCTAGCCATCCCAGTGCACGGCGAAGCAGCTACTGGATTACGGCGGTCGATAGCGGCAGCCACGAAGGTACGCACCACAGTCACCCCAGAGTCGGTGTCGGTGCGGGTTGAGGTGGATCCGAAGGCGATGCCACCCGGGCAGGAGAAACTACCCGCATTGATGGAATCCGCCGGATGGACACACGAAGTGTTCGGTCGTAAGGACACGGTGTTCCAACCGGGACATGCCTACTTCAAACCAGCGGTCGACCCCTACCTGCCGATCATGCAACGCGCCGTTGAGTCGGCCATCACCGAAGCCACCCGAACCATCTAGGAGCCCGATGCCGTACCTGAGCCGCGACGAAATCTTCGAAGCCAAGGACGTCGAAACCCGCGAGGTTGACGTCCCCGAATGGGGCGGCACTGTCCTCGTTCGTGGCTTGTCCGGCTACGACCGGGACGCCTACCAGGCGTCGATGCTGCAGTTCCAGAAGGATGGAGCCGCATCCCCGGAACTCGGGAATATGACCGCCAAGTTGGTGTCGCGGGCCATCGTCGATGAGGATGGCAACCCGCTGTTTACCGCGTTGGATGTGGGCCGGCTTGGGCAGAAGTCCGCCGCCGCCTTGGACCGAGTCTCTAACGTCGCGGCCGAATTGTCTGGGCTGTCGCAGGCAGCGGTTGAGGCTGCGGCCGAAAATTTAGAGCCCGCCCCGACCGACGCTTCTACTTCCAGCTAGCCCGTGAAGTTTTCCATTGTCCCGTTGCCGAGATGCTCACCCGCGTGTCGTCGCGGGAGTTGACGGAGTGGGTGGCGTTCCTGCAAATCGAGCATGAGGAGCAGAGGGCCGAAGAAGAGAGACAACGCAGGGAAGGGCGGTGAACCGTGACGTCGGTTGTCATGGACATCATCGCCCGCGACCACTTTTCACAACAATTCCTGAAGGCCGGTTCTGAGGCGGAAGCGCTCTCCAAAAAGGTGGCTACGACTGGTTCCAAGATCGGGTCGGCGATGAAGGTCGGCGCAGCGGTCGGCGTCGCCGCGTTGGTCAGCATCACCGCCGCATCGGTGGAACTCGCCTCCAAGTTTGAGGACTCACAGAAACGCCTTGAGGCAGCGCTGAAAGGCGCCGGATCGTCGTTCGAGGACCTGAAAGCACCGATTGCTGCTGCTGACAAGAGTATGGAAAAGCTCGGGTTCACGAACACGCAGACCGCTGACGCGTTGGCGAACCTGACCGTTGCGACGAAAAACCCGACGAAGTCTATTCAGCTGCTCGGTGTGGCTGCAGACCTCGCGAGGTTCAAGCACATCGACCTGGCTGAAGCGGCCACCGCGGTCGGTAAGGCGATGGCTGGGAACCTGAGACCCATCAAGCAGCTCGGTATTGATCTGCCGGTGGCTGCGTCAAGCGCGTTGAAGGTTGCCAACGCAACCGACAAACTGAAGACAGCGCAGGACACCTACAACTTTGCGCTCGCAACATTCGAGAAGTCCAAGACCACCGCGAACTACAACAAGATGGAGGCCGCGTCGAAGGCGCTGGGCACCGCGCAGGAGAACCTGAACAAAACCACCGGCGCCAGCAATATCATCCTGCAAACCCTGAGTCAACGGCTCGGTGGTCAAGCACAAGCCGCAGCCTCCACATTGGCCGGGAAGACGGAGGTGCTGAAGGCCCGGTTTGAGGACATGGGCATCAAACTTGGCACTGTGCTGGTTCCGTGGCTGATTAAACTGGTCAACGGTGTTTCCACGGCTACCGACTGGTTCCAGAAGCACGCCACCGCCACGAAGATCCTGGCCGGCATCTTGGGTGGGCTGCTAGTTACAGCGATCCTCCGTGTCACAACCGCGTGGGTTGCTGCCAACATCGCATTTATCGCTACCCCGATCGGCGCGGTGATTACCGCGATCGTCGCGTTGATAGCTGGCCTGGTACTGTTGTGGAAGAACTGGAACACCGTCTGGAACGCGATCAAGGCTCACCGCGGCATCGCCATCACCGTCGCCGCGATCCTCGGAATACTGCTGCCGTTCACGCTGGTCATCGCCGGGCTGCTCCTGCTTGCGAAGAACTGGAACACGGTGTGGACCGCAATCCAAAGGGGCATCCTGACGGCGGAGCGGATCATCATCGAGGGCTGCAAGGCGATCGTCGATGTGTTCCTCTCAATGGTCCAAGCCATTCTGCATGGTGCCGCGGCGGCCTTCGGCTGGATCCCTGGACTCGGCGGGAAACTGAAATCCGCGCGGGACGCCTTCGACGCTTTCAAAAACAACGTCGATTCCAACTTCCAGGCAATGATCAATTCGACGATCGCCGCGCAAAACCGGCTCGGCGGCCTGCAGGGAACGATCAACGGACTGCACGGCACAACCGTCACCGTCAAACTGGTCTACGACACCACATCGGTCGGTGGTGGTGGCGCCGCGATCGGTGGTCGCCCGGTGTCCGGTGCTGCCGGTGGGTATCTCACCGGGCCCGGTACGAAAACCTCCGACTCGATCCCGATGTGGGGCTCCCGCGGTGAGTTCATGATGCGGGCGGCAGCGGTCGACAAGTACGGGCTGGGGTTCATGGAGAACGTGAACCGGTTGAAGTTCGCGCAAGGCGGATCCATCAACGTGATAATGCCCCCGAACGCGACGATCGTCGGACGGCTCAACTCGATCGAGTCCGGGCTACGCCCAACCCAGAAAGCCGCATCGTCGTCAGCTTTCGGCGGTGTAGGTGGCCCAGCCACTGTCGGCGGCAATCTCGGTGCGTGGATCATGGCGGCGTTGGCGGTCACCGGCACATCTCCTTCATGGGCTGGCGCGATTCAACGCCGCATCATGTTCGAATCGGGTGGCAACCCGAACGCGATCAACCTGTGGGACTCCAACGCGATGGCGGGGGATCCGTCCCGCGGCCTGATGCAAACCATCGGGTCAACGTTCAACGCCTACCACCAGCCCGGCACCTCGGGGAACATTTATGACCCGGTGGCGAATATCGCCGCTGCGATCAACTACATCAAATCCCGCTACGGCAGTATCTTCGCGATCGACCCGCCGGTGCAGGGCTACCGCGACGGCGGCGTCGTCGACCAGACTGGGCTCGCTTATCTGCATCGTGGGGAGACGGTGGTCCCAGCCGACAGCGGTGGAATATCCGCGCGGGCGATCGCCGACGCGGTCGCTGACGCCCTGTCTGGTGCCACGTTCCGGTTCGACGGTGACGGCCTGGCCCGGCTAGTCACGAAGAAACAAACCGCCTACGCGGTGCGTGGGGGCCGGCGTTGACCATCACCACCCTGCGGCCGTCCGCGAAGGCGATCGGCGCCCCCGACCCGACCGTGACCGGGGCCGCGAACTCGGTTGCCGCCGTCAACGACAACTCCGACGCCAGCTACATCAAAGGCACCGTCGACAAGGGCTACATCCGGTACTTCCTCGACGACATCACCATCTCCGCGACGCAGCGTGCCCGGTCCGTCG